AGCAGCTTCCTCTACAGGAGCGGCCTCTGCGGGAGCAGCGGTCTCTTCAGCAGGAGGGAACTCGCCGTCAGCCTTCTTGGTGGAAGCCTTCTTGCCCTTGCAGTCGGCGTTGGTGCAGCCCTTGCAATCCTTGCCTTCGCAAGCGGTCTTCTTGGCAGCAGCCTTCTCGGTCTTGCCATCGGACAAATTCTGGGTCTGACCCGGCTTCTCGCCAGCGTCGGGACGCTCAGCAGCCTTGGATGCGTCAATCTCCTTCGGCTCAGAGCCGTCGCGACCGTCATCATAGGTGCCTTCCTGAGGTCCGTTTTCTTTACGGTCGTCAGCCTTCTTGACGTTGGCGTTCTTCGCATCACCACTGAGTTCCGAGGACACAGCCGACTTCTCGGACTTGAGAACGGACGGGTCTTCGAGCAAGTCGTTCAACTCGACCTTGTGGACTTCCTTGAAAGTCTCAGCAAGCTTCTGATAGTGCGCGTTGATAGCGGTCTGACGGAGCATAGCCTTGATGGCTTTTGTGCTGTTGCCCGAAAGAAGAGAAGCCGCGAGAGACTTCTGTACAGAAGTCGGTGCCGTGGGAAGCATAGTCTTGGCGATAGCCCAAGCTGAAGCTACACGGGTCTTTGCTTCCTTCGAAATTGCCTCCCGCTTGTTCTTAACCTCAGCCAGCTTTTCCTTCAGCGAGAGGTTGTTCGTATTTGCCATGTGAGTATCGCCTTTCTTCAAGTGAGAGGAGTCAGCAGCAGACCCCTTCTTATCAGAAGTTTCATAGTTGTTTTTTTGTTTGGTTTGTGCATTTTTGTTGCTTGCCACAGGTGCTTCGAGTGGTTCAGCCGGTGGAGCATCCATCGCCGCGTCGGGCATTGGCTCCAAAGCTGTATCACCTTCTGGCGTGGCAACAGATGCATCCGCTGCCGGAACTTCGGGGGTGGGGGGTACTTCCGGCAAGGCCGGTGCCTCGGGAGCCATCGGAGCAGCGGGAGCCGCGAGGGCATCAGGAGCCATAGGCATGTCGGGGGACATCATGTCCATACCCGCATCATCACCATCGGCGATAGTTGCAAACTGTGAGTCGAGAGCGTTTAGCTCAGTCTGTACATCATCAGACCAACCCGAACCTTTGAACTTCTCCCACTCGGAGATAAGCTGTACCCGTTCACGCATAGCGCGAATCTCGGTTTCGAGTTCCTCACGTTTATCGGTGAGCAAGCTGAACTGCTCCATACCCTCGCCCTGAGGCATAGAGGCATCAAGGTCAGCGAATTCGTTATCGAGCATGTCCAGTTCAGCGAACTTAGCCTTGACGTTCGCGATAACCTTGAGAATTGATTGTGTTGCTTCTTTGTTTGCCATTAGCGTATGCTTCTCCCACGAAGGTCATCTTCTTGCATTAAAACCTCGCCTAAATTAGGTGTCCGATATTCACTATCTTCTGACGCTGCTTTCGTAATCCCATCCAAACTGCTTGATTTGCGGGTGTAGGGAGTCTTAGGGCCGACCCATTCATCAGAAACGATTGACCGCTTAACTGCTCCGGGGAAGGCCGGGGTACCTACCCACGAGGCTTCCACGAACTTGACTCCACCGTTGGGCAAAGTGTGATGACCACAGAGTTCACCTACACGACGAGAGATGCCGTCATCATCTAATAGAAATTGGCCCTTCTGGAAGTTTAAATGAACACAATAAGAACTCTGATCGGTTACATGGGCTCCGCAAAAGGAGCAGATAACAAGGTCAGTCACGCAGCCCATCGACAGGTAACGAACTTCACCATTGCGAATGTCATTGATGAGCTTCTCGTGAGCAAGGTCGGTAGCAACAAGAATGTCGCAGAAGTAAACCCAATCTTCAGCTTCTGGGCCAAGATGAATCTTGCGGAGCACCGAGTCAAGAATATGGCCTTTCGCATACTTCGAATTTTGGAAGTGTTCAACGAAGTTGAAGGCACCAACGAAGGAGCGGTGCGACAGGCGCAAAACCGGGTTGGACCAACCGTCGTCGTTGTTGTTGAAAAGATGAGAGGAGGAGGGGCGCACCAAATAGTCGAAAGGTGGTGCCTCTGTGGCTAAACTGCTCATAATTGTGCAGTGAGACAAAAGGTATTTACTTTGATCCGCTGCGATTTTATTGAAGGCGGCGGTTTTCTGCCCAAACGTACGGGTGCCATACAGCTTGCTCCAATCCTGTGTACTCAGGATAGGTTCTTTAAGTTCCGCGTTGGCTATCTTCTCGAATGACATACTACTTAGAGGATACGTAGTTCACTTTCTTTGGGTTCTCACATCGCAAAAAAGCATCCGCAATCGACACACTCAACCAAGCTGCCATCTTCTGCGTCCGAATTTTCAAACTTTTTTACGTTCTGGCTGGAGCACGCCGGACACACTTGGTTGACCCCATCCTCAGTAAGCGGGACAAAGCCCGTTGTGGAAGGAAACGAAGTAGCCGTGCTCCCTTTGATTTTCAAAGTATCCATGAACCACTTATCGAACTTGCTGCGGGGGGTGTACTTCTTGGGATTCGAAGGTGAGGGAGTTACCGGCTCATCTTCCTCTTCTCCAAACTCGGGAACCCCTGCCGCTTCTAGCAGTTCGTCACCCGGCTCGATATGGTCGGCCAAGTCCTGTAGCTCCATGAGTTCACCTTGGCTGATAGATTCAGCTTGAAGCTGACTTCTCAGGTACTCCAGACGGTCTTGAATCGAGGGTGTGGTGGTTCCTCCCAGCGGCTTACCATAGAGAGTACCCATAGACCCCCCTTCATCATCGTCCTCATCATCATCCTCATAGTCCCACTGGATAGCGGTCTTGTCAGTAGCAAGAACCGTGTTCAGAAGCTGTTGCTCAGCCGTGGGCGGAGCTTGTATCTGTTGCTGGGGTACTGGCGTGGGCGGGGCTTGTATCTGTTGCTGGGGTACTGGCGTAGGAACGTCAGCAATGCCTTCCTTGACTTCATCCTTCGCACCCTCGTCAAGGTGACGGCGCATGTCGTTACGGGGCGGGAGACTCTTCGGGCTGGTCTTTTGCTCGATGTCGGCGGTGCGTACAAAGTAGTCTGGGTTGACTGCACCATTGACACGACGTGCGATGTCCTTAACATCTACCTGCGACCCCTTCTTGTGACCTACAATAAGTGTGATACCTTCGCTGGCTCCGAGAGATGAGAGCTTCTGTGTGGCTCTATGAATAGTGTATCCAGCCATCTCCAACGCTTCAGCCGATGCCTTCACAACGGTGCTTATGGAAGGAGCGAACTCCTTGTCCACTGCACAAGAGAGGCGGAGCTTGACGGATGAAGTTGTCATCTGACGCAACTGTTCGAGAGGGTCAGGTACCATACCCGGCTGCATCGGTTGTTGCACAGGCTGACCCGGAGGCGTAGGTTGACCCGGCTGCTGTTGCTGTTGACCCGTCTGTGTCTCCATACCGGTCTGCTGCTGACCCTGAGGTAGCTGGGGCAGCGTGCCGGGGGGTGGTTGTAGGTCTTTCTGTGCAGGAGCAATGGTAGTGGACTCAGCAGACTGCGAACGCTGCTCTGGGGTCATGTGTGCGACACCCGGAGTTGCGTTGGGATTGGTAACCGGGGGGGTTACACCATAGGGTGTGCTGGTGCCATAGGACTGGGTAACGGCTATCTTACCTCCCACTCGGCTCACAGCGAAGTCCTCATCGCCTTCCTTGAAGAAGGTAGCGTCTTCTATCTCATTCTCTACGGGCTGCACCAACTCATGAACGGGAGACGCAGTGTGGATGCCACAGTCACCGGCCCGAGGGTCTTTCCTCTTCTTAGCATCGTAGGATGCATATACAAAATTATTGGGGATTCCAATCATGGATGAGGCTGGGATTGTAGGAGAATCCAAAGCACCCTGCTCCTGCTCTGTACCCTTCCCCATCATCTTGCCGTTCTGCGTGGTAAAGTCTGGGTCGGAGTGGTGCTGATGAGTCGCGTAATCTTCATCTGCGATTTGCTCAAGTAGAGCGTCAAGGGCGGTCTTGCTTGAGGCAAGGCGAATACCCAGCTTACTAGCTGACTCAATAATCTGCTTGTACTTGTGGTCGCCAAGAAAGTCAGGCTCGTTCAGCTTCTTGCGTACTATCTCTTTGAATTGGGGACGTTCCTTCCACTCATTGAACACACCACCGTTAGAAGGCGTAACGATGCTGAAGCCTTCCCTATTCGGGTTGCCTTCAGGGTCGGTAACTTTGAACGCCTTCCCGTACAACAAGTCGAAGTCGAGGGGAGTACGTGCGTCTTTTTGGAGAAGGGGATTCTTGGGCTTCACTTTATATGTCCTTCACTAGAGGAATAGGTAGTTGGTGTTTCCTCTTTGTTTCTTGCATCTTCGCCATTACATCAGGGCTAGAGGCCGGAGAGTTGCCGCCATAACGTAGCTGGTTAGTCTTGATACGTTTCTTCTCTATGTCGGGGCGACATGATGGGCTTAAGCCGCCAAATCGCTCTAGTATGGTCGCATTCTTCTTAGCTTGTAGTGTCAAATTGAGAATTGGGTTGGTTACCCCATACTTAGCCAGCATGGTGGTTTCTGCTTTTTGTTTTAACTCTGGGTCGGCGAAAGTACGTCTGTTTCTCCAGTGTGCCGAGCATTCGTAGAAGGTCTTTGAACAGCACGGCTTCTCATTATTTCCCAACAAGAACAGAGCTTGAGCACCACAACCATAGCCACAAGCTGCTTCCTTTTCAATCATCTTTACCTTCATGCTCTTCTTATGCTTACTGTAGGCTGAGCATGAACCTTGATGGTGTGAACAACAAGGGGTTTCCTTCTTACCTACAAGGAATTTGGCGGGGTTGAAGCAGCCGTACTCACACAGCAGCCTATCATCAGGAGAAATTGGGTGTACACGGGTCTTTGCCCCCTTGCGCCTACCCGTGTTACCTTTTTCTTTGGCTATACGTCCCGCACGACCGGGGTCAGAGAGTCCCTTATCATTGATGTATTTGAAACCTCCCTGACCCCCCTCATGGAGGTTGTAGCATAGTTGGTCTTGACAGGCCGATTGGAGGAGTTCTACCTCTTTAGCATATGCCTCGGATGCAAGGGAGAATTGGGTTATAACTTCTTTGGTAAAGTTATGGCGACCGTACTTCTTAACAGCGCGTTTGATGACAATACCAGAGCCAAGATAATCATCGTTGGGATTATTAGTCTCGTGAACCCCAAGGTAATACCGAGAGTTGAGAAGGTTGGTAATTTTGTAGACCGTAAAAACACTCATGCGACTCTCCAAGTATCAGTTACTTCTAACTAATACCCAGAAAGTCGCAAAGTTGATTCCACTATCAATAAATGGCTGATACCAGAATCAAATAACAGTAACTAGATTGAATACAGCAGGCTACGCCCGGTTGTATCTGATGTATTTAGGCCCGAATCAATAAATTCTCCGTAAACCGAACCTGCCACGTCAAAGATGTCTGTGACAAGGATGTTGCAGTTCTCCGTCACCGCCGCCGTCTCAATAGCGTAACCGGTTTGATAGCTCGACATCCAACATCCCTCAAATATCGTAGCTACGGCAAACAGGCCGGGGTTGCCAGTATTGTTCAAGCCGCCCTCGTTAGGAATGTCAGCAGTAATAGCCTGACCTACGTTAGGGTCTTCAGAGGCAAGCTGCGAGAAGACGATTTCCGTCTTGATGTCGAATGGCCACTTGTGATGACGGAGTGAGCGAACAGCACCAGATACCCCAGCCTTGTATCCGAGAACCTGCTGAAGGTTGGCGAGATACAGACAGGTACGGGTGATGGTCAAGCTCATAGGCTCGGTCACACCGGGCACGAGTTCGGCAACTTGGTCACCATACCCTAGACCACGGATAGTCTCGATATTCTTTGATTCCGAAATATCGAACGACGAAGTGACGCCAAGCTTCACGAACTTACCTACGTCTACAACGTCGGTGAAGATTTTAAATCGGGATGAAATCACCGATTCCGTTTGCGCTGTCGTTCCTTGCTGGTACACATACCCACCCTGTGCCATGTTTTTATCTCCTTAACCTTGTACTGCTTGCTCATATAAGGCAGCGGGTAGTTGCTTTTGTAAAAATAACCGTCTCCGCGCCCATCCATCTTTAATTGCTTGCCTATGTGTTCCGAATTATGTACACGCCGCAATCAAACCAAACCATACTTACTCTTCTTCATCTTCCCCTGCAACATTGAGCCCAAAGAGCAGGGAGGAACTCTTGGACGAATGAGGCTTGGTGCTGAAGAGAATACGCCCACACTCGGAACATTCATCGTTGCCTTTAACTGACTTTGGAGTCACATCCTTCTTGCACTTGGTGCAATACAACTCCTTTGAACTCTTCTTACCCTTGTTCTTTTCCTTGACTTCCAGTGCCTGCGCTTCGGCTTCTTCCTGCATCTTTTGCTTGTTCAACACCTTGGCAGCTTCGCCAAACATGTCGTATGCACGGTAGACCGATTCAACGGCTTCACGCACGGGGCGGGAGTCAAGAGTCTTGGTTACCTTCTTGATTTCGAGGTACAGAGCCTTGAGGTCATCGCCAGCCTTCTCAACCTTCTTAAGTGCAGTACCTGTGCTCATGTCCTCAGCGAACTTGGTGACAAGTTCAGTCGCGGGAATCTTGATGCCGGTGTTGTCGTCAATCTCCGCGTGGGCCTTGGCTACTTCAGGAGTGCGACCCCCGTCTTCAACGATGCTCCCGGTCTCGCCGTCGTTTACGAAAGAACCACCCTGATTGGAAGCTTCCTTCTTCTTGCCGTCCTCATCCTCTTCCTTCTTCTTACGCTTCATGTCATCGGCGAAAGGATTCTTGCGACGGTCAGCAGCAACATGGCTGTCTGCTTCCTCCTCTTCTTCCTCAGCACTGGCCAAGTTCAAGCCAGCGAATGAAGCGGCCATCGGCATAGGAGCAGCAGCCGCTGGAGCAGCAGCCGGTTCAGGGGCTTCCTGTTCAACAGGACGGTCAGCGATAATCTTGGCGATAGCACCAATAAACCGATTCGCTGCCTTGTCGTTCATGAGGTCTTCCGCAGTGGACAGAGCCTTCAGCATCTTAGCGAGAACATCGCTGGACAACTGCTGGATGTCTGCATCTGGATTAGAGGCGGCTGGTGCAGGAGCCTTGGCAGGTACAGCAACTGGAGCAGCCTTCTTGCCGTAGAACAACTCAGCCGTAATCTTTGAAGCGAGACGAGGAACTTCAGCCAGTACAGGCTCTTCCGGCTTTCCGTCAACGCGGTCGGAGACCCAGTTGTCGCTACCAGAAGCTTCCTTTACTTCTTTCGGTTCGCCATCGTTCTCCCTGTCCGTAACCCAGTTGTCACTGCCAGAGGCTGCGCGAGGAGCGGGAGTGAAAGTTTGCTCATTCTTCATTTCAACATTCCTATCGGGCGAGTTGCCCATGGTTTCTGAAGGTGTCCCGTCGCCTTTGAGCTTGGCAATCAAGTTCACATTCTCAGAAATTTTTGTCGCCATCTCTGGCATTACGGTGTCGTCCAAGTAATCTTCCAGAGAGGATGCACCTTCTTGCCGCATATCCAAGGGAGCCTTGTTCAGCACACTGGTTAGAAAACTGATGGCGTCATCAAGCTGTTCCAAACGCTCATCCTGTACATCGGCCTCCACAAGTTGCGAGACCAGCGATTCTGCTTCCTGCACCGCACTCTCCAAAGTCTGCTTGGATACAAGTACAGTTGCTTTCTTCGGCTGCTGCTTGCGACGAACTATCAATTTCGACGCCATGCTTACACCGTCACGTCTGGGATAGTGGGAACCAAGGTCTTACCACGGAGTGCAGAGAACGCCGCGATAATACGGCTGGTAACTACGTTCACCCAAGCTGCCGCTGCTTCACTTGGGTTAGTGGTGATACATGCCATCGGACCTTGAACTGGAGCGAGGTTGTACTGGTTCGGGTTCACTGCCGTTGGGAGTGCCAACATGAACTGAGCTTGCTGTGAAGAAAGCTGAGTTGTAACCCCTACATAGTTCTCCGTAGTGGGGAACTGAAAGGTAAAGATCGTGTTGTTGGGATCAGTGAAGGTACCTGCGATGTTGACCTCAGGGTCACCGAACGCAGCGATCAACGCCTTATCATTCGCGTCAGTCATGTCTCCCACGAAGGAGGCTTGAATGGTGACGCTAATAATACCGTTTGCTTGTGTGGTGACGGTATGCAGCTTCATCCTATATAACTCCAAGTGCATCGGGGGTGGATGAACTCCACCCCCATTTTGTTAGTTAGACGACGTTGCTGAAGTCGTCGTAACCGTGAAGGTGACGCTGATGTAGAGCAACGAGAACACCGGCTGGATGGTCATGGTGATGTTCACCGTGGTCGGATCAGACGGGTCAGGTATGACACTCAGGTTCTGGTAGCTTGCGAGAATCTCGTTCGCAACCAAGGAGCGGAGACGTGCGTTGCAGACCGCCGTGATGTCATTCACAAGACTGGTAACCAGCTTGCGACCAATGAACTGCTGAAGGTCAGAACGGAACAACTGACGGGTGTAGTCCACGATGGTAGTGCATGTCGGCTCCGAGTAGATGGGGTTCGACGGGTCGGTGGACTTGTAGTGGCGAATCTGGAGAGCCCCGCTCTGGTTGGTGAGAACCACGAGACCCTGTGACGCCATGTTGTTGAGCGTTGCATCGTCGTAGGTAACGAGGAGGCGAGTGAACCCAACCAAGTCCTGCAAGGTCAGAGTCGTCGCAACGTCGTTCGCCGGGTTGACTTCAAGACCAGCCATAGCAGCCGCCATGAATTCGCCGGAGATGGCGTACTCAAGAGCAACACCGGTCAAACCGTTGGTCACCTGAATACCAGCAACCGGCATACCGACGGCAATCATACGGGAGTTCTTCAAACCGGTCGCGTTCGCAATAGCCTGATAGGGCGAGGTGAACTGCGAGTAGCCGACGAAGCCGAGTGCCTCACCCTTGTAACGGGCAGTGGCCTGAGTGGTAAGCTGACGGCTCAAGAACTGATGAACAGTCGTGCTGGTGGACAGAGGAACAATGACGTTCGCCTTGCTGGTTTGACCCGGCAGGTTAGCAGTCAATGTACCAATGGCCGATATGAAGGAAGCGTCCGAAGCCACGGCGAGACCGGTCTGCTTAGGCACCTGAATAGCACCGAAGACCTGAGCACCGTTCTGGTTCAGAAGCGAGATACCCAGCGACAGACGGTTGGTGACATTTGGCTGACCATACTGGGTGTAAGCGTCGGCCACATTAGTGAAGAGTTTGATTGCCATATCTGTCACAGTCTTGTTGACCGTGAACGAAACATAGTAGAACTCTCCCACCGCAGGTTCATTACCCGAAGCATGATTGGTTGTGATGATAGCCGTGTCGCCAGTGTTCGCACCAAAGGTTGTGACAACCTCAGTCTGAAGCCCAGAGACGGCAATCAGGCTGTTAGGCTGTGCAGTACCAAACGGTACATAAGTGGAACCTGTATAGCGGACAGCAGCCTTGCTCACAACGTAGGTGAGAGTGTCGCCGGGGGCGAAGCTGTACTGAGGAGAAGGCAGCGACGTGTAACCATAGCCGAGAGCATCAGCCGGGTTCACAACGGTGACCTTGAAACCAGTGGCGGCATCAATGTAGGTCTGGTCGAGGTAGCCAACGCCAGCAGAGCCAGCACTCGCCGAGGAAGTCACGGTGTAACTGTGAGTGTAAGGTTGAGTGATTGCGTTGGCACCGTGGGCGAGATTGGCAGCAGCCGAAGAAGTTCCGATGGCATCGGAACCCGTACCAGCGGTCAAAGTTGCGGTGATGACACCAACAGTGACGGTGAGCGGGAACATCGCGACAAGCGAGTTCACATTACCTGTGCTGTGCAGGGTAATCGCGTTGCCAGAGATAGTCGGAGCAGCGTTGGTCGTGTTGTCGATGGCAATGGTAACCGCATTGCCAACCGACCCCGGAGTCGAAGCCAAGAAGTGAACGGTCGAAGCCGAGAACGTTTTGTCCAAGTAAGCCTGAATGGCCGGGGTGATAACCGTAGAGCCATCGTTGTTGAAGGTCAAGGTAACCGTCTCGTCAACCGCGTTTGGTTCGTCCCATGCATCTGAGAAAGAGTGCGGATAGACAATGCCCGTGGTTGCGAAAGCACCCGCAGCAACCGTGTTGGTTCCGTTGGAAACAACTGGTAGAACCTGACCGAGTTCGTTCTTCAAGGTGTAGGTGCCCTGCCCTGACTGAGCCGGGTTGACAACTGTCACCGTGTAGACGTGGTCGTTGATGGTGTTGCGGTAGTAGCTGGCATACACCTTCTGACCGGATGCTGGCGGATTGTACAAGGTGATAGTCGCCGAGTCGCCGGAGAGACGGGAAACTTGAACTGCGCCAGCCTGATAGGCGGTGAAGGGGTCAACCCCGACATACACGGTAACCTTTGTAGGGTCATCAGTAGGACGAGCCAAACCACTTCCGTCCGTGGGTACATCCGGGAGGGTGAAGGTGGCAGTGTTACCGTTGCCGTGGCCGGCGAACTGGAGGTACACATGCTCGTCAACCAGCGTGGTGGTAATCTGGGTCGGGCCGAACGGGGTGTAACCCGTGGTCGAAGTTCCAACCGCAGTCGATGCTGCGGCACCCCATTGGATGACAGGGTTGCCAGCGGCATCCGTGCTAAGCACGTAGTCCACGTCTTCGATGAAGTCTGCACGGTTAGGACCGAACCCAACCTGAGTGATGGTGGATACAGTGGTGGCCGGAAGCAGGTCGTAGGTGTTCTGGTAGTTGTTGGTGTAGTAGGTCGCAGTCAGAGTCGAGCCAAACACAACGGGGTTGGCCAGAGTGATGAGGCTATTAGCACCATCAACCGCTGTCACCGTGGCAGCGGAACCGTTCACGAGGACAGTGACATTGGCCGGATTTGTGGTGACCACTCCGCCGTTGGTACCGTCAACGATGGGGTTGTTCTTTACCTTGAAGATGGTGTTAGTGTTCGGACCTTCCCCACCAGATAAAGAGGCAGCACCTGTGACCGATAGAGCACCGGTACCGACCGGAGTCGCACCCACCAAGTAACCCGCCGAGAGGGTGAGAATACCAGCCTCGATGAGATTGTGAAGGTCAACCACCGTACGGATGGTGTTGTCGGACTTGCGGATGTTGATGACAATTGCGTTGGTGCCGTAGCCAGAGACCGCCAGAGCATCCACCACGCCCGGAGTCGGGGGCGACAGCAAGGTTGAATCGATAAGCTGGATGCTCACTTCGTTACCAACCGCACCCGGAAGGGTTGTGGTAACAACCTCGTGAGCCCCCCCGGCACCGGCAACAGTCAGAGAAGCGAAGGCTGGAATTTGAGCCGACAGATTCTCGTTAGAAATGAGGGTGTCCATGCGCTTGAAGTAGTAACTGACGTCAAAATTGGTTCCCGGAAGCACAATATCCTGAGTCTGGAAAGCACCAGTGGAGCCAACCAGCGAAACAACAGTGACAGGAACGCCATCAGCGGTGACCTGAATGAAGGAGGGGTCATTGGTAACCGTACCACTTCCATCACCCGTAACCACCGGGAAATAGGTGGTGTTAAAGTTGCTGGTCAAGCCAGTAACTTGGTCAGAAATGTTCTCATCCACAACTTGGTCATCGGCGACGGCTGAAGAGCCGCGATGAATCTCTTGGTTGTTCTGTGTGAAGTATTCGAGACCTTCACCAATGATTACCGGGATACGAGCGGAACCGAACAGCGGCTGACCACCGTTGTCTATCACCACACTTGTAAAAACGCCGGGAGCGGCGTAACTGCCAAAAAGTGCCATAAAGTAAATCTCCTTAAGCTGCTGCTTGTTCCCTACCCAAGATGTCAGTAGTCAATTTTTGTGCTTGATGTTGAAAAATAGTAGCCATAGAATAAAACCGCCTCATGACTTTCCTTTTTTCAAGACACCGCAATAATCGCTACTCATCCCGATTTACGGTTCTTTCAGGGACGGTTACTCCAACCAGCCGCCCTTCCTTAATTGGTCGGTATTCATCTCTTCCAGTGGCTGTCAAAGCCTGAGTGCCGGTTTTCCTGCGGACCCTATCCCGTGCTGTCTTCCGGTCGTGTATTTTGTTCCACCTTGTGTCCGCATCGCGCCCAATTACAATGTCGATACTTGCGCCCTTGCTCGTGTTTTTCCCATGAACAATGGCAAAGCTCGACTTCAATTTCGCTGTTACTCCGCACATAGGACAGGCGAACGTATCTGGAGCCTTACCAGTCGGGTGCTCTACGCTGAAAACTTGTCCACATCCACCCTCACTTTGCCAGCACTGGTAGTTATAGTCTTCGGTACTAATCGGTTCGTCGTATGTCAGTGCTGACATACAGAGAGGACATGGAGGAACTGGCTTTTGGAAACTAACCCCGAAGTCCAGATATTCGTACTCGAAATTACAAGGGACGCATTGATACATTTTCTTAGTGGGCACGGATGTCATCCTTTTAATCGGTTATGCTTACGGACAAACCTCATTCCCGATTGTGTTCTGCTATAACAGCAAGTGAAAGTCCACTTGCATATAGACCTTTGACCTGTGCTATTTTTCAGCCATGGATCAACTGTAGGACTGCACAAACTGGAACCTCGTGTTGCCAAGAGCCTGAACGCGAGGAGCCATCTGTAATTTCCCCTGAAAGTCAGGCAGACCCGCAGTGTCGGTGATTATGAAAGAAACAAGACGTGTGACTTTCGGTACGAACACCTTCCAGTCAGCCATGGCCGACACTGAAATGCTGTAAGTGTAGGTGGGGGCGGTCCCGGAACTATCGCGCTGTGCGCTGCGGAAAGAACGGGGAGCCTCGAAGATAGTAATGCCATCAGCTTCCATGTTCTCGCGGCGGTAGATAAGAATCTGCTGCTTGATAAGTTCGCTGAGGTCAGAAGATGTTTGAAGGTCGTTGGTGCGAACGTCAATCGTGAAGTTTAGGTTCTCCTTGGAACCGTACACATCATAAGTCTCAGTAGTCGTGGGGTTTACAATAATAGCCGCTTGGTCTCCTACCACAACAGAATCTCCGATTGCAATAGCCAGTCCGGGTATAGTATCCGTCCGCAAATTAGTAGTTGGATCAGTGACGAATTGAACCACGTTGCTCTTATCCAAGTAAGTGTCGTAGAAACCATTCAGGGAGAATTTTTTACCGCGACACGTAGTCTGACCGGAGGCGATGCGGACCTCCCAACGCACCCAGTCTCCCGGCTTCAACAGAGTTGGAAGAGTTACAGTACCATCAGCGTTAACAATGGCATTGTAATAGTCATTCTCGGTAGTGTGGATGAAGACCTGCCCCGGAGCCAGCGATTCAGTGGGGAGAACACCCACCTGAAGAATATTCTCGGGATTAGTGCCCACCGTTGTGCTGGGGTCAATCTTGCGGATGACGTTGGCCGTGATGGTGCTGCCCGGAGGAGCCGATGAACTAAGCTGAATGAAGTTGAGACCGAAGAAATTCCAGTCGATACCCTGACGAAGCTGGTAGCCCGTCTGGTCAACCAGAGTGAATGACACCCATGGCGGGAGTATGTTAGCGACCTCTGCACCGCCTACTGTGTTCTGAATGATGACCTCAGGTACCAGACGCTGGTACCAATAGTCGGTCATAGGTGTGAGGGGGTTGTTGTTCGAATCGTAGAGTTCAAGAGTCTGAGTGGGAACAAGCAGATACACATAATTGCTGGAGCCTTCGATGGCAACCGCGTTTCCTGTGGCTCCATCCTTGGCTGTGAGCGTAGTGCCGTCGATGCCGGGGCGGAGATAAACGAGGGAACCCACCGCGTTCGTGTAGTGCCCCTGCACCCAGCGATACTTTTCCACGGTAATGTCGATGTCGTTGGTTTCTTCGTTGACTGCATCAATGTTGAGATAGTAAACGCCAGCCTCTGGAGTCACGAGCGTTTTATCGGTCTCAGTAATCCACTCGATGAACGTGCCTTCCTTACCTTCTACTTTGGCGACCAAGGCTCTGCCGTACTGGTTGCACAGGAAGTAGTCGGGGCTCAAGCGGTTGCCTGATGCGGAGATGTCGCGAAGGGTAATCTGCGTGTCGCCGTACTTCAAAAAATTGTTGGATTGAAACGTAACTTGACCGAGTGTGTTATTGAAACGGGGGTTCCGAGAAACGGAATCCCTGATAATTCTGAGCAAATAGCCTATAAGGTTGGCACCAGTTAAGTCCAGCATAATCAGTTACTTAGCCCTTTCAATGAGTCACCTTGCCGTTTATTTTGTTGGTTACCTTGTAGATGAACACACACGCCTCTACAATAGGGTCTAAAAGTCCCAATCAGGAATCTCAACCGTCTGTCCGGCAAGTTTGTGCGTGGAGTCGTCAAGGAATTGAATCTTGCCATCGGTCACGAAGCTGTGGCACACACGGCAAAGGAAGGGATTTTTATCTTCCGGGTGCTCCTCGTTGTAAGTACACCAGCATGAGTCCGACTGATGACCGGGAGCATAGTGACCTGAGCGAACGAGGATGCTGGGAGTGAAAGTAGGCCGGTCTACATTGCGGTTCCATCCCCACTTGGGGTGTGTGTCGTCACCGTCTACCTTGATACCATGGTACTCTTCGCAACCCGGACACCAAAAGGAAACAAGACCTCCTTCCAGTGACCGTAACTTGTTGCTAAGAGCACCCATTTACCAACCACCTGTGCCGTCGTCTTTCTGGTAGTCGGTGATAGCGTCAGCCGAACCGACGCTATCCTTATCGACCATACGCACAAGCTGTGCAGAGTAGTCCACACCCGGAGGCGGTGGTGGTACTGTCTGGGTGATAGGTTCAATCCACTGGTGAATCGAACGGCGGATGTCCCACAGGCTGACGTGAGGCGTAGAGCGGGGGTACCAGCGGTTCTCAATCTCGATGTCATCATTGCTGGAGTACGACAGGATGTTCCATTCAGAACCTGCGTGGTCTTGGAAGACCGCACCGGGAATCATGTACGCAAAGAAGATTTCATCGCCTTCAATCGGCGAGAGGGGACTTGGCGACTGCATCGTGCCGGGGTTCGGCTTGAACTGCACGAACGTGGAGGTACGAGCGTCATTTGGGTCGCCCACAATTCCCTGTAGGGCGGAGTCCGAGTTGACCTCTTCATCCTCGCAGAGGATACGGGCTTGCTTTACTAGGGCGTCAAACATCGAAGCGTTCATATTTTTTCCTTCCAATTTTGAGAGTGTGGGTCTAAACCCACATTTTTCAGTTCCCCCCCAAATACCGAGCAACGAAAGTAGCCTTCACGGTCGTTCCATTCCCGCCATTCGCATTCGCCACATTGCGTCGGACTGCTGGGGTTGATAATTATCTGGTGTACGAATGACATTGCTCTTCCCTCTAATTCTGTAATCAGGTAGTCGAAAAGTTATTTTCCTGTCATCAAGTTTGGATTCTGCCGAACGTTACCGTCCGACCAATAGGAATCTCCGCCTTGTTCTCC